CCCAAGTTTACAAATAATATACAAATAAAAATACAAACATAAAAACATATAACATATACAAAATTAAACTGCCGTAGGATCCGAATACGCATATAGTATCGGAGCTCCCACAAACATCCCAAGTTGGAAATCCTCTGCAATAGAGACATACTTATCAATACGAAGCCTATCAGGGTCTGAAAATTGTCCAACAACTGGACTTCCAGCAACTGGACCAACTTCAGTCTTAAGTTCGTGGCCTTGGTGGAAACCACCATAATAGTCTAACTCACGGGCGGGAACAAAACGTTGCCCGGAGGTATAAAAAGGAGTCTCGTACTCGAGAACTGGGTTACTGTTGACTGGGGTCACATGCGTACCTCCCAAAGAACCTTTTAAAGTCTCTTGAAGTTCCGACCGACGATCACCTGCAATAGCACTATCAAGAGGATGCGAAGTTGCACCATTGCTAATACCAAGCAAGTTATGTCGAGCGACAGAGAACGAGGTCGTCTGAGTAGCTTGCGGCTTACCAACTAGTAGGGCCTTATGACGAAGAGCACCACGACGAAGAGCAAAAGCTGGAGTTAACCAATTGATTAATGTCATTGTACAAAAAGTGTACGGTGACGTTCCAGCAGTGCTATTTGTCGCATTGTCCTGTCCATTAGGGTCCCACCCCCTATAATAGGGAAAATCAGTGAGATCTTGTGTGACCATCCTATAATTTGAACCAGTGTCATTGGGCCAGTAAGAGTTGTGATACTGGTAACGCCGCATCATCTCACGAAAAGATAAAATGCGCTCACCTTGATACACTAAATACTGGTTGTCCTCTGAAAACTTATCTGCCTCAGTACCGAAAGATTCGATATCTGGAACACAGACAGGTGCATTTGACTCATCATTAGTCTCTGCCAATGCCTCAGGAGCACTCTCGGATTGCTGTTGGTACAGCGACATCCTTGAAAGTCCATTGGTTGTTGGAACAGAAACAGCAAAATCGTCTCCTGCACTCACCCACACTTGAATCTTGACATTCGCTGTAGCCGTAGAAGGCGTTGCTAGCTCGTTCACGACATACACAGAAAGCGTACCATTATCGAAGGGACTTCCCCCCTCAATTGGAACAGAATCACTAACAGTTGGTATAGCTGAGTACGCATCCGGCCCGGGGTTTTGCGCCCAGGCACGAACTTGTGCCCACTTAACCTCATATTCGAAATCCCGATCTTCGGAGATGTCAATAATCGTGGAATAAGTTTGGTTAAAAGGTATAGGACCAGCAGGATTGGTATTAGGATTGTAAACAATTCTCAACCTACCCCGGTGGTATTCCGAACACACTACATTGAAGCGAAACTTTAAAGAACCCTGCCAACAAGAAAATGGTGCAGAGGCAAAAGCCAAAGCAGTCATATGGAGTTCTTGACCAGGAGTAACATTAAGAGTTTGCGTGTAGTATGGCCCAACCAACATAGAAGTTAGTAGGGTATCCGTGGTTGCGGATTCCGGCCAATCAAATTGCCTCCAAAAAGAAGGCCTTTGGGCTATAGAGTTAATGGTCAGCTCGTCGTGACCGCCCAAACCCATCACCCTTGTATCAATGGAAAGCTCGTTCTTAGAATCAAGAGAAAGCTTCACCAATGGTTCAGGTGAATCAGAGTTACACAAGTTACCCATGTACCGAGGCACATAAACTCTAGTGTCTTCAACGACTTGTGGTCGAGAATATCCAAAGAGCTTAGCCACTTGCCCTACTTTAGTCGCAACCATGGAAGTGGCTTTGGCATAAGGAGCAAGAACTGGGATCACAGAAAGGGCATTAGCAGCATTAGCAATGGCAGAAGCCGGCTTGCTGATAAGCCCATCCTTAGTGAACTCGTCTGTTGTGGAAGTGTTGTTGGATTTCTTCATCTTCTTCCCCTTCGATTTTCCACTAGCTTGTTCCACAAAAGGACTTGGGAAGCCAAACTCATCGAGAGGTTGATCAGCAACACCTGACTGTGCAATAGATGTGGTAGGAACTGAAAGTTTCAAGTCCTCACACCACACAAATACTGTTACTGTAATGGGATCAGTACCTCCGTTAGCGTGCTGGAGGACGTCAAAATCGTGAATGGTTACACGACCCATATTGTCTTCCCAATTGGGAAGAGTAATGTCAAGCATATTTTCTGGCCAAATAAATGGCAAAGTCATTTCACCACCTTGCGACGAGCAGGGATCCAAAAGGATATGTGGTTTTTGACTTGCTTGGACCAGATCTTGAATGAAGAAGGCCCTATTCTTAGTGACATTGTCATTAACTAAGTAGGGGTTGTAAGACATCATGGCGCGTCCATAGTAGAAAGAGTTACCATTCACAAGAACTTTCATCTTCAATTTGCATCGAAGGTTCCTGAAACGATTAATCTTCTCCAAAACATCGGAGTTGCCAAAAAAGTCAGACCAAGGGTTGAATACTTCATACAGTTGTGCGTTGGGAGTCCATGAATACTCGCGAATCTTAAGGGGTCGTTGTAAAAAGTCACCCAATTGAGCATCTGAGAAAGCAGCCACAGAAGTGGTAGCATCCGGAGATGAATCGATGTCGTAAGTCCATGGTGTATCACCATCCACAAAGTGTACTGTCTGTGCACTCGTTTCCTTAGCAGTTTTTGTTACCGTAGAGCCGGCAACGGGTGGTGAACTATCACCATTATTATTATTATAATTAGAAGTAGGCTATATTTTGAACATACTTAAGAACCTCTGCCCAGAGAATTCAAAAGCAACTACGTTTACTTGGCTGACGAGGCCCCCG